CCGCTGGTTCTTAAGTACCTGTTGGGAAATAAGTTATCCTATGAGACGGTTATCATCCTTGATGACCTATGTAACTTCTTTCCAGTATGGGATAAAAAGTTAAAAGACGATATCCTATGGCCTACAGTAAGGTTGCGCTGTATTAAATATAAACCTTTCATACGATATAATAAAGCTAAGATGAGAGAGGCGGTTTTAAGGAAATTTGAAAACTAAACAAGACCAGCGGGAATACCTTTCAAGACCAGATGTTAAGAAACATCGCGCCGAGTACTATAAAGTGTATATGAAAACTCAAGAGTATAAAAGAAAAAGAAGTAAATATAGAAGAACTAAAGGCAGCGTTGCCGGATTTAAATATACTCTAAAGAAATATAAATTAACCATGGAAGATTATAATAAGCAATTAGTTAAGCAAGAGTTTCGGTGCGCTATTTGTGGAACACATCAAAATGAATTGGAACATAGATTAGGGGTGGACCATTGCCACGAAACTAAAATCAATAGAGGATTATTATGTAGAAAATGTAACGTTGGTATTGGAATGTTTAATGATAAAATTAAATTATTAGAAAATGCTTTAACATATCTCAAGTGCTATTGACAAAGTTCGCGAATTAGAGTATAATCAATAAGATAAACTAATAGGAGATATCAGTATGGATAATGGTAATAGCGTAAGCGATGCAGAGAATGCGAGATTGGAAATTCTAAGACTCGCCGTAGAGTTAGTGTTGGACAAGGGTTACGAAATCGATGAAGTTCTGCCTCTAGCCGAGGACTTTCTTGATTTTGTGAATGATGAAGATCATACTCCCGAAGACGATTTCAAATCCCTGTTGAATCAGTATTATGGCGACGATTCGGCAATAACACCGGCAGCCTCGCAAACTCCGCAATACTAAATAGATTATATACGTATACACTAAACAATACAACAGATACGACAAATAAGGAGATACAATTATATGGCAATCGATTTTAGTAAATTCAAGAAACAGTCTCAGTCTAACGACGCCTTCAAAAAACTCAACGAAGAAATTGACAAGATGAAGAAAGGTGGCCAGTTCGCCAAAGACGAACGGGAATGGCAGCCTTCGGTTGACGCAGCCGGTAACGGTTTTGCAGTTATCCGTTTTTGTCCTGCTCCTCCACCGGAAGAAATTCCTTTCAAGAGAATTTTCAAACATGCATTCCAAGGTCCTGGTGGACTCTGGTACATTGAGAACTCGTTGACTACAATTGGTGAAGTTGACCCTGTTGGGGAACTTAACACCAAATTGTGGAACACTGGAACAGAAGCAAACAAGAACCTTGCCCGCGACCGTAAGCGTAAGCTACAGTTTGTGGCAAACATCTTTGTTGTAAAGGATTCTAAGAAGCCTGAATGCGAAGGAAAGAACTTCCTATTCAAGTTTGGAAAGAAGATTTACGATAAGGTTGAGAATGCTGCTCATCCAGCCAATGAGGAAATTGAGGCGTTTGATCCTTTCAACTTGTGGAAGGGTGCAAATTTCAATTTGGTTATCAAGAACGTAAAGAGCGGAAACAAGTCTTTCCGTAACTATGATGATTCAAACTTTGGACCTTCTGGAACTCCGTTGTTCAAGGATGATTCCAAGATTGAAGCAGTGTGGAAGTCGTTGTATCCTCTTCTTCCTTTCGTTGCAGCCGACCAATTTAAGTCATACGCTGAATTGAAGGCTAAGTTGGACCGAGTGCTTGGGACTGTGACTGTTAACAGTGCTCCTCAGTCGGCACCAGCCAGCGGCGCATCCGAGGCTCCTGCGGGAACAGAGGGAGACGGAGAAGACGCAAGTTACTTCGCTCAACTAGCAGAGCAAGACTAACCAATAACTGTATACGTATATGATAAGGCCCGATGGACGCTAAGCGACTGTCGGGCCTTTCTTTATCCCATATTGTTTATATCTACTGAATTCGGTGGTGCAGAGCCACCAAGAGATATGGTAGGTCCACTTGATCCGCCGCCCATAGGAATCGGCACTACTCCACCGCCAGAACTTCCACCAGTTGGTACAGGAACAATGATAGGAGCGGCTGCCGCCTCAGTCTTTTCCTTTGACATTTCATAAAATTTCTTTCCAGCCTCTACTTTAGGCGGAACATACTCGGCATCTGGATGTTTAATATCCAATAGACCCGGTGGTGCAGCGAAAGAGGCTTCTGGGCTGTCTGGTGTTCTGGCCAAATTAGCTTCCTTCATTCGTCTTGGGCGCAATGCCTCTTCGTCGGCACCTACTCGCGCGTTCCCGTTCTCAAGAATGTCTGCAACCTTATCTGGTGATGGGTTATTTCCCAAGCCTTTAATTTTCTTTAATACCGATATTGAATTTCCTTCACCTTCATTATACACATAGTCGGTTATGGCAGTCTTTTCATTATTGGTTAAAGTTTTCCATGCTTCTCCAATATGTTTAATTGCTACAGCTTCATACTTTGGTAGGTCTTTCTCATTTAGCAATTCGACAGCCTGTTTCTTGTTTAGTCCTTTGCTAATATCAACTATTCCAGAATCAAGTTCGATTTTTCCCGATTTCATTTCTGCATCAGTTAAATCATGACCGAAGCCTATTGCTGTATGACCAACATCATCATAAGTGTGTCCACGGAATCCTTCTCTGGCTCCGATGAATTCACCGGCTGTTTTTGGTACAGCTAAATCAACATCAGATGGAACTTCCTCAAGTGCGCCAGCAGGCCCAGGAGTAAACAGATTTCCCTTTTTAGGCATCCCTTTCTTCGGGTCATAGGTTCCGCCCAATGCAGGTATTCTATTCTTAGGATCAATTATTACGCTTGGGTCAAAGTCTGGTAGACTTGGATTGGCCTTCTTAAGTAGTTTCCATACTCCAACTGCACCGGCCACCGCTATTCCAAGTTCTCCCACTCCAACTGCCAATGAGCCAAGAGCACCAAGAAGACCAACGCCCCCTACTGCACCAATGATATCAGTTATTCCTTCAAGTGCAAAAATACCTTCAAAGAATTTTTCAGCCTTGGTTAATATTCCATCTTTGTTTTTAGTTAAAGGGCCGGTGTTCTCAGTAGAATCTACAGCAGTCGCTTTACTTGTTTCGTTCTGGGATACATCTTCATGTTTTTCGGCGTCATCAAGCAATTGATTAAACATATTTGCTTGATCCTGTAGGATGCCCTTAATCTCACCAAGGGTCTTGTTCAATCCAGACAGTTCATCTCTTACTTTAATCTCAGCATCTAATAACGATTCAAGGGTTTCTTCGGCTGGCTTATTAGTCCCTACATTACTCATGTAGGTTCCACTACGCTTATCTTTTATCTCTTTGATTGTAGACCCGATTCCGAATGGAATTTTATAAATCGGTGCAACAAGGCTTTGTTTGAAGCTTTCGGTAGCATCTTTAATCTTGTTCTTGGTGTTACCAGATGCTATGTCAGTTATGATTCCTTTAAAACTCATTTATTCCACTTAGGCTCTATACCTAGCGCCTTAAGCTGATTCGGGTCAGGCGGCGCTTGTTTCTTTCTGTCCTCATTATTTATTAAACCGATGTACAAGTCCCGCTCATACGGATACATGTGTTCTACATCATACATTGTATACGGATGGTGCCGAACTAAGGTGTCATTAGTTACATACATGTTGACTAATGACGTGTAGTTCAGCGTAGCGAAAAAAAATCGTCTAATGTCTCCAATTTTATTTTTCGATTATGTCCAAGGGTATTAACATACTCGATAGTATATGCCAGTTTAGGCATATTCTTAAAGAATTCCGATAGTTGTTTAAGAACATGGTGAGGAAGAGATTCAATAAGTTCCATTTGTTCCCCTTTATCCTGTTCTTGGAAGTTATATAACTCGTCACCGTCCCATACCTTATCGATGCATAGCTGTACGAGTCCAAACAAAACATCCATTTCATCTTGCTTATCATAGATGCTGGCTGGAATATCTATTGTCAGATATTTCATAATGATTCCCATTTTCTCATCGATGCGTATCTTGTTCTCTATGGCTTCAGGGAACGCAACCTCTACATTTAGAAGATTGATATCGAATTTATAAGTCTTTTTATTTCCCTTATCATCCGGCTGTTCTTCGGTATCAGTGAATTCAAGATGCATAACGTTGCTTACTGAGATGGCGCGCAACTTAATGAAGAGGTACTCTATATCGAAAGTAGTTAACTTATCAATATCGAACTTCTTAGGATGCACTACACAATTGTTGATGATCTGCTTTACAGCAAGTAGTATTTCTGAACTATTGCCGGTTTCCTTGGCTGTAAGAAGAATCTTTTCTTCTTTAGCTAGGTATGGTCGGACAGAAACTTCGTGCTTGGTTGATGGGATAATGAATGTATTAAGTGGGTGCTTAATCTTCGGTAACATGATTTAACTCCTTAGATAATCAGTGATGATAATTTGGATACCGTATTGGTTATTGAACCAGTTATAGACGAGAAAAGGGTTGGTGCGGCAGATGCAACAGTGGTAGTACTTGATAGAACCGATTCTTGTGGTCTGGTAGTTGAGTCATACATTACATCTCGGAAAGAGAGAGTAACTTCGATTGTTGTTAATAGGTCTTGAAATTCCCAATTCAATCTAACGTCCTCAACGTTGATTGGAAATGCTTCAAGCAACCAAACTCGATCCATAACAAAGCCAACACCGGTTGGTTGATATGAGTCCACGGCGATTGCGGTTGCATAACCGGTAGGTCCATTCTTATATCTCACAAAGTAAGGTAGGATTGGTTTACCACTAGAGGTTGCTATATTGGGGTTGTTTGTTGCTGGTTTATTGATATCATTTTCAGATGAATATTCGATGATAGAACGCTGCCAATCTCTGAAGAAGTTTATGATGTAACCATCACCATCTCCAATGAAGGTAAAGGTTCTTGGAGCGAAAGCAGCATTGAATGGCATATCTTCCTGCAAACCATAACCATATCGTCTTACTTGGGCGTTTTGTATTTCCGGCGAAGGTACAAATGCTCCCATGCATAGGAATTGCAGGTTCAACATATCATTTATTGAGTAGAAGGTGCTGAGCGAAGCAGGTAAGGTCATGCTCATAGAGAACAAATTTGTTTTTTGTACTCCGTTAAAGGCTCCGATTACGGTATTAAAGTC